ATTTTGGTTTACGTTGTTTCATGGTTTATCTCCTGTCAATTACCGCTAACCAGTCAATCCACGGGACCGGCTACGCCGGCCCGTGATTTCCGGCGTTAGCCGTCAAAGTCCGCGCTGCCCGCTTTGATATGGGCCGCACAAACCGTTCTTTGCCGGGCAACTTTTCTTCCTTGTAGCCGAGTGCTTCAATCTCAGCCTTTCGCAGCCCCTTCCGCCCGGAATGGAAAGCCCTGCGCGCTACGGTCGTTCCGTCTGGTGCCCGGTACGTCCTCACTTCTTCGCTCTTGCCGTGGTAGAGCCAAGACGCGGCCCTGTAAACCCCGCCCTTGTGCCCCGCGTTCGGGTCGGCGTAGCTCACCAGCGCGTCGGGCCGCTCAAGCCGCACAATCACCTTGACGGCTGCGCTTATGGCTTGCGTGAGCAAGTTCGGCTCGTGCCCGTCCGGTGCCCACAGCCTCGACAACTCCCACACGTTGCCGGCCCAGCCGAGAACAAACCGCGCAATGTTCTTGTTCGCGGGGATTGACCACACCACTATCGCGTCGCCAAACTGGACGTAGTGACTCTTCCCGCTGGGCACGCTCCGGGTGTAGTGGTTGCGCCGTATGGTGTCCGCTGCTGCCGCCCTGTCATAGCCGAGCAATTGCCGGCTAACAAGGCGGTCAACAAGGACGCCTTCCGGCGATGAAGCTGCCGTCATGCGCCTGTTACCTTTTTAACCATATTTTATTTCTCCGTTGCTACCAGTTTGGTTGGCTCGTCTCGGAGACTTTCAAGTGTTTTAAGAATTGCCCGACAATTATTTAATTCATCAAGCCAATCTTTACCACTTATCACTTTATTTTCATACCAAGCAACCTCCTCCTTCATGTATTCAATTTGTTTGTCTAGGGATTTTTGCATCATGGATTTATTCATAATTCATCCTCTGTCTGTTCTGTTCTCATGCTCTTTCCCAAATGCGCCCTAACAAATCAATCCACGGGACCGGCTACGCCGGCCCGTGATTTCCGGCGTTAAATGTAAACTGGTTTACTAATAATAACAAGCCCAAAATATTACCGTTCGTCCGAGATCCGAGAATAAGTAAAACATTTGACAATAGATGTAATTGCGCTTATCTTCGACTTATGACAAAACAACAAGCAATAGTCCTGTTTGGCTCGGTAAAAGCCCTAGCCGCCGCACTCGGGGTAGGACGGCATGCTGTTTATATGTGGCCCAACATACTCCCGCAATCTCAGACCGATCGGATTATGGGCGCTAGACAAAGACTCGGAATCAGGAAAAACGATGTTACATCTTCACCAATACGACGAGCGCGATCTACCTCAGGCTGAGATCAGCCCGATTTGTCGCATTTTGCTGGTTTATAGCTGCTGCGAGGACGACTTTCATAAAATCTACATATTTGATGAGAGTGAGCAGGAATATGCGGGTGAGATTATCAAAGAAGCTGCGTAGCTAATCCGCACGAGCGAATTGTTAGGCGTAAACGGAGGAAATATGCGCGATATAGATGCTAACGAGCCAGAGGTAATTCTTTTGATAAGTTCCGGCTGGAGGCACGCTGGTAACGACCGTTGGGTTTTAGATTCACAAAAGTCGCAACAAAATTTCCTAACGCTTCTTTAAGCGGCGCGAGCCGCAAAGGATAAACCATGACTGCGCTGTTGCCGAGCGTCCGCTTGAAAGAATTGTTGGGCGGCTGGATTCAAAAAATATTCTGCGTACACGCTTTCCTTGGTGTCTCTCACGACCGATACGACGTTATAAGCATAGATGATGGCTCTAAAAAAGGAGATGTATCACTACTGATTATCCGATGTTCAAAGTGCGGTGCAGAGAAGGTAATACCAACAGATAGGACATACTTGTCGCCCAACGATGCCAATGAGCCGAGCCGAAATGATTAACAGGAAACGGAACGCTGGCAAAGGCGTCGGCTCGATTGGCCTTGTTAGGCATGATGGCTGGTGTTTGCAAACGCCTAGTGGAACTCTGGTAAAGCAAACATTTTCTGTTCATAAAGACGAAGCTTGGGGGAAGGCGTTTGATTTCCTGTACTACGAAAAGGAATGGATGAAACCATTTTACAAGAAATGGCAACCATCTATTAATGTAGCAAAGAAGCATGACTTTATATTAGTGAAGGTATGGCTGAATGATGCCTAACAGTGTATTAGACAGAATTCCGCCTATCAAACGATGAACGGCAATAATCAGCCGACGAACGGTACTATGAATTGCCTCGGAGACGACTAAAGTCTGACGTGATGAGCAGCGTTCCTGGGGTCTTCCCGAAGCTCCGCCCTTATTGGGCGTCCCGTCGGAGGGTGGCGGGAATCTTTAAAAAGGAGAATCTTATGGAGGTACATCCGATCTATGACGTTGAATCTGAAAACAGACAGGATATATCCGGTCGCGCAGACGAAATCTATGCGCTGAATCTTCGACACATTGATGCTTACATCGTCTCTCAGGCGGTTACCTGGGCTTATAACCGCGACAGAAAAGAGATGTCTGAAATCGCCGACTGCCTCAAAACAGATAATGCTTATATCGGCGTGCCTTATGTCGGCCAACTATTAGCTGGGCTCGTCAAAGACTACTTGGCGGATAGCGCCTTTCAACAAGCTGAGAAGGAGGTTGCCGATGAAAGAAATGATGGGTGAAACGGATTGGAATGAAGAACAGCGGCGCGACCTTGAAGAACGGGAATATTATACATTTGAGTGTTTGCGTAAAGTCTATGCAGCGATCAAGCACTCCGGGGTGACTGAGGAATTTAAACATTTATGTTTTGAGTGCGGGATCAATTACGAGGAGATCGTGAAATGACGCTGATTATTCGCAAGCCACCGGAAGGGGAATTTCAACTTGCTCCGCAGGGAACGCATATAGCCCGGTGTTACATGGTGGTAGATCTGGGGTCTCAAAATACCCCGTTTGGGGCGAAGCACAAAATTCGCGTGGGGTGGGAATTTCCCAATGAGCTTATGGAAGATGGTCGTCCCTTCATGATCGCAAAGGAATATACCGCCTCGCTGCATCCAGACTCGAACTTGGCTCAGGACTTGGTGTCCTGGCGGGGGCGGGCTTTTACCGAGGAGGAACTGGGGGGTTTCGATATTTTTAAAATTCTTGGCGCGCCCTGCATGTTGACGGTGATTCACACAATTTCAAAAACCGGCAAACAATATGCAAACGTCAAAACCGTCGCCTCCCTTCCTAAAGGGACTGTGAAACCGGAACCCGTGAACGATCTTATTTCTTTCTCTCTCGACGCGCCGGATGAGGATCAATTCAGCAAACTGCCGGAGTGGCTATCCAAGAAAATCAACCGATCAACAAACAAGCAAGAGTCTTCTCCTGATTTTCCTGATTTTGACGATGACATTGGATTCTGATGTTAAAGATGGAAAAGAAAATAGCTTTTGAGTCGGGGCATTGGTATGCCCGAGACGGCTCTCCGGTGTACACAATCCGTGTTGGGGATAAGCCGGAGCGCCCGACTACGCTACGCGATGCCCGCCGTTTGGGGTTGTTCCCCAGCGTGACGATGATTACGTCCATCGTTTCCAAGCCGGGCTTAGAAAAATGGAAACTGCGGCAGGCGATTTTGGCGGCCTTGACGCTTCCTATGGATCCGGACGAAACATTGGATGATTTCGCGGTTCGAGTTACGCGGGACGCCAAAGAACAGTCGAGGAAAAGAGCCGAGGAAGGGTCTGCAATTCATGGCTCGATAGATCGCGCTTTGCAACACAAGAATTTTAACCCTGCCCATGAAAAATTTGTTACCGCCGTATTGGAAGAACTGAACAAATTAGGCGATAGGTGGCATAGCGAAAGATCGTTCGCCTCGCCCTTGGGTTACGGGGGGAAGGTGGATTTGCACAATGACTCGATGGTGATTGACTTCAAAACCAAGGAATTTTCCGAAACCAGCGATAACTTAACGTGGCCGGAACAATGCATGCAATTGGCCGCTTATCGTGCGGGGCTTGGAATGCCAAGCTCCAGGGGAATAAATATATTTATTTCAGTCAATAATCCCGGCTTGACCCGTGTTCATGAATGGGATCAATCACATCTCGACACTGGATTTGAAAAGTTCCGATTACTACTTGCTTACTGGCAACTGGATAAAAAATATCTGGAGAAAATATGAGCCCCAATGCCGTCAAAATCGTGGTCCGCGCGCGCGGGCACAAACTATGCGCGCGCATCATGTGGCTAAGACTCGCGCGGTATAAGCGCCTGCGCTTGGGGCAACTAGCATCGGGCAAGATCAGGTTAGCCTAAAACTTGACTCGACTAGGCCTAAGTGCCATAGTTACAGCATTCAGCACCCCTACTTGAGCCATGAACACGCTACGAAACCAATTTGTTGACAACGAGACCTGGGTTGGTCTTGCAAGGCGTTTTTACATCAGATTGCCTAACTGGAGGACGGAGCCCACGAATGAAAATATGAGGCGTTGGCTGAGACGTTTCCGGATAACAGAAACACAATATCTGGAAGCGACGGGGTATAAAAGTTTGGAAGATTTTCGCACATACAACCCCGACTGGCCGCTAAGAGCTTGGCTTGGTCTATTGCTGGAATATGTCGCCGAACGAGATGAAGCAAAAGGTGTATTGCGCGCTTATAACCGATCGTAGGAGACCTCAATGGACGAAGACACAAAGCTGTTAATCAAATCCTATACCGCATTTTGGATTGCGGTGCTATTGTTTCTAGTGGGATTTTCGTACATCAAGGACGCCTGCGCCGCCACACCTTTCATCGAAATCGGGCAATCGAAATACGAAAAGCCTCCATGCGGTTTGTGGCATCAGGAATGCGCGGGCTACGGAGTGGATTGGAACATGAAGCCCTCGATGTTCAGAATCGGATTGGATCATGGGGGTTGGAGGCTTTCGTATGCCGATCTGGGCGTTTACTCGCTCGCTGGCTACGCTTCGGATAATGAAGATTGTATCCTCGCCGGAGGTGGGCAAAGCTGCCAGGGCGATGTTGATTTTTATCATACCACTGGCTCCATGCGCGCCTTCCTGGTCTCGCGCGTATTCGGCCGGCATGCCTTCGTGGAGATCGGCGCAGGTGGCTTCAGACAGTCTTTTTCCCTGTGGAAAGATGAGTATTTTTATAATGGAAGTACGTTCAATGGAAACACGTTCAATGAAACATTACATGGATTTGGGTGGATGGCGGGGACGGGTGTGCGCGGAAAGAATTTCTCGCTTGGATGGTACGCATATATTACCGATGTCGGCGGTCGTTTTAATAACCATAGCTTTATGGCAGGGGTAGGGCAAACGAATGTGATCGTGCTGGGATGGAGATTTTGATGGAGCTCCTCACAAAATATAAATTGACCGATCAGACAATGTGCACCCACTGCGGTTTTCAGTGGCACTTGGGCGAGATACATGAGATAGATACCCCCGGCAACGTGCTCTGTTCCGCCGACGTGTTCCATTTTTACGACTCGCCTGAGTTAGCAGTTCTTCTGAACCCCGCACACGCGCATATTCAGAGCCCACGCCTGTTCGCGGTCGAGTGCGACCAGGTTGCGCACGACGGTCTTAAGGGCGGGGCCAAGCGGATGCGGCTGACTAAGGAATTACCACTGCCCGTGTTCACGACCAAGCAACGAGTGGCGTTTGCGATCTACTGCGCGCTCGCTGTTTATGACGAGCCGAAATTTCACGTATGGGCGGCGAACTGGCTTGCCGGTAAAGATCGGGGGGCGCAGGCGGCGTGGGCGGCGGCGCGGGCGGCGGAGACGGCGGCGGCGCGGGCGGCGGCGCGGGCGGCGGAGACGGCGGGCCTGAAAATTGATCTGCAACAATTCGCTCTTCGGGCGCTGGTATATGAAAATCCAACATGATGATAGGTACGGCATGCGCGATGCGCTGATTCACGCAGTTATAGGCGCTGCTTTTGGGATGGCGGCGGTATACGTCACGGTCATGGAGCGCGATCGTGAGATCAATTTTCTGCGAGGCGAGTATTTCGCAGCTCATGGTCTGATAAAACAGGCTGCCGATACCGCCGAGAAATCGGTTGATCTGGCGATCAGTCTCGCCGCCGAACTTACGGACGCCAAGCGCGAGCAGACAATTGATCGACTGACCCGATATGTCGCTGGCGTAAATCCTCGTGTCCCGGCGTCGCGCATCGCCCGCGCCCTGGTGGTCTCCGCCGAAACTCATGGGCTGGATGTGACCTGGTGGGCGGCGCAGATCGAGCAAGAATCGCATTTCGATTCACGGGCCGTCAGCCGCGCGGGTGCGGTAGGATTGGCCCAGATCATGCCAGCCACCGCGCGCGCTCTCGGGTTGGATTGGAGCCAGCGATTCNNTATCGAGGCTAATCTGCATGCAGGTGCGCGATATATGGCTCAGCATCTACAATCTTTCAAGTCCATCGCGCGGGCACAACACAGATACAGCGGCGGTGAGCCGGGATATGCCGAACAGATTCGCAATCGCCGGATGCGGATCAAGGCGATTGCGAGGATTTAATTGTTGGGCGTAGACGGAGGCGAGAATGTACGGAAAGATTAAGATCGGCGCATTGATTTCACAAGACCGCGGCTAGAGGTTGAGCGCCATGTTAGAGCCCTTGTACGACGTGCCGTGCGACGGCTGCACGCGCTGCTGCCACAACGATGCGGTGCGGCTGCTGGCTGGCGACGACCTGAGCAAGTACCAGACGGAGCCGCATCCGTACATGCCGGAAGCGAGGATGCTGGCGCACAAACCGGACGGCGCCTGCGTGTACCTCGGCGACGAAGGCTGCACGATCCACGGCACGAAGCCGCAGATGTGCCACGAGATGGACTGCCGACGCATAACGCAGGCGATTACCTGGACGCAGGCACGGAAGATGGAGGCGCGAGGCGCACTGCGCATGGACATTTGGCGGCGTGGCAAGGAGCTACTGCGCATGGGCTCTAACGCCAAGCTCACCGGGAGCGCGCCGTAGCGCGCGATCCGGTGGAGCGCCGTGTTAGCCCTCTTGACATGTGACATGTCACGTGCTATAATGTGTCTGTAGCAATCGAGCTACGACAACAGGAGGAAGCATGAAACCATACGACAGATTAGAAATTTACGAAGACCCAATTACGAAAATAAAGTACGAGGGAACGGCAACCCTGCTTGAAGCCGAAGACGTGAAGTGCGGGGACGGGGAGTATTGGTTAGTGCGCTTCGACCAAGATGAAGGCGGGGAAGAAGTGTACAGGTGGATTTATCCGTGAAGGATGCCGCCCAACGGAAGCGGGACGAGCGCGCAAGGATGCGTGCCAAGGGCTACACGCTCCGGCAGGTATGGGTCCACCCGAAAGACTGGGAACGAGTGCGCCGATACCTGGAGCGTGTAGCGAAGGCCCGAGAGGGCTAACAGTGTATTAGACAGAATTCTGCCCACGAAAGATTAGGGGCGCGCTGACTATCCCGGCTGGCTTTATGAGGTTATAACGATGAAGTTTGAAGAGTTTATTTCAAGTGTCAAGTACGGTTGCGATGCAGATATTGTACTAGCTCGCAAGGCATACGATACAGCTGTCGAAGCATCTGCGTGCATTGTAGAGCAGCGAGGCACTGCAAAAGATATTCGCGCATTGAGTACTAACATCCAGGTCAGGAATGCGGCCAAGGATTAACAAAGGAGAATTTATGAGCGATCACTACATTCTTGAAGGACACAAGGCCGTAAAAACCGACTTGATGACTTGGGCACGAAGGTTTGAAAGAACAGACCGGGCAGTTCGTAAAACGACCATTGATGATGTTGAAGTGAGCACGGTTTTTCTTGGCCTCAACCATCAATACGGTGACGGCCCCCCGCTTCTTTTTGAAACGATGATATTCGGCGGTAAGCTCGATCAAGAGCAAGACCGTTGCACGACATGGGAAGAAGCCGAGGCCATGCACGAGGCTATGTGCGAGCGTGTGCGTTCTAACGTAGAGCTAACCGGCGCTGCGCGCCACGAACAGGAGCCGAAGCGATGAACGACCAGAAACCACAAGCCGACGAGACGCCCGCTGGCGCAGCGTCCGCGTTGAGCGCCGGGTTGGGCGTGAAGGACGAAAATAGACATGGAGATTATTGGTAATTTGGAATTGCCTAAAATGGACGGTAAAGAGATTTCGCCAGGAATTTTCTTGATCGGTGAGCCAACACCAACACTAAACAATAAATTTCGATGCCTTGCTCAAGTCGGAAGTGCTTTATGCGTAGTGGAATTGTCACTAAAAATTTTGACGCCCAACGCCTAGCTATGCCGCGAGCGTAGCGAGTCGGCATGAGCGCCGTGTTATACGGCATTTTCTTCTACAACGGAGACTGACATGACAAAGAAATTGAAACTAACGAAGATTGAACTTGAGACGAAAGACGGCAAGAAGGTTGAGCTTTCTATTGAAGAAGCAAAGGAATTGCACGATCAACTACACGAGCTTTTCGGTTCTAAGTTCATTCCTTCCGTTCCGATTATTATCGAGCGTGATCGCTCCCCGCCGTGGCCGCTTGAAACATCACACGTTCCGCGTTGGGTCGAAGCGCCAAACACCGGAACACCATACCCGCAACTACCGCAGATATGGTGCTGTACGGACGGACAGAGCGGCTTAAGCCTTACCTACAAAGGGGATGCCGTATAACGCCGCCATAACCGGCGCGGCTGATTCAACAACAGGAAACGGCGCGGCGTAACCCGCGTCCGGTTCAAGGCGAGGTTAGATGGCATACGCAGATGATAATTGGACAAATCTGGTTAAAGAATACGAGCCCTTAATAGGGAACAAGTATTTCGACGAAGAAGGCAACGAATATATTTTTATCGGGTTGCTTCACGGCCAGGATGATTTTTATTTTGTTATGTGGCGTGAGGAAACTGTGCGGCTTCTGACTTATGTCGGGGTGCCGGAACAGATGGGGTTTACACCATCTAACGCTGCGGTTGAGCGGCGGGCCGATAACGGAGATGAGAAACCATGAGTGGTGAGAAACCAATAGAAGGCGACGAAACCGCACACGGCACTGACGAGGCCCGTCCGATCTCGAACCGCTTGTTAGGCAAAGGAGGTTGAATGGAACTCGATTATGTAGGGTTGATGGAACTGGCAAGGAAGAAAGCCTTGGAAGAAGCAGAACTTCTTTATCCTTTTTGGCTTCATAAAGAACGAGCTGAAACATACGAAAGGCTTACAAGGAAATACTATCATCAATATACGTTGCCTAACGCGCCCTTAACCGGCGAGCGCACGGAGGAACTATGAACATTGACGATCTGCTAGAAAATAGGCACACCGCAGAACTTGAGTGGAGAGAGCCTTGGCCCGCTACTGGCCCAGAGGGGAACGATATTTCAGCACATATTACGCTGCGGGCGACTGTGCATGATTGCGTGAACCTTGCGCGTAGCGTGGCAAAATCACAGGGAAGGCCGACGATGGGTGATGATTCTGAGTTTTTACAGAATTTCATCACAGTACATTGGGCATCGGTTGTTCACCATAACGCCATGGATGAACCGCGCCGGCCATGAACGCTACAGGAAACATGCTGCGCTGTCTCCGGCGTCGGTTCCAGCCAGTTGTTATGAGTCGGACTTCCTACTGCCGCGTTTGCCAGCATGATGTTTGGCACTATAGCCGGGACAACGGGCATACTTGGTTTTGTTGTGCATGTACTGGTATTTTTCGTGACTCATTTGGAATTCGCCCGTGACTGACCTCGCACCATTCCTTTACGCTCCGATTAGCAGCGTGTGGGAAGGAAACGATTCCGATTTGCTGGAAGCGATGTTCAAGTTCTACCCGACAATCCCACCCGAGCCGATTCTTGATTCAACCTACAACGCCGGGCGCATGTGGAAAGGCTCAAAGCGAAAAGTGGTGTCGATGGACATTGACCCGCGATACAAACCAATGATTGTTGGCGACAATCGAGTAATGAATGGCGTCAAGGCAGCGACGTATGGTGCGGTAATATTCGATCCGCCCCATGTCGGCCCGCAAGGGCGGGACAAAAGCAAAAAGCGTTTCGACGTGGACTTCGGCGCGACAATGGAATGCGGGGTCGACCAGGATTGGAACCTGAGTTATCTCTATCCGCCGTTCTTAAAACAGGCCATGCGCGTATTAAAGCCGAACGGCTTGCTGCTCGCCAAAATCACCGACATGGTGAACAACCACAAATCGAAATGGCCGCACGCTGATTTTATGCGGATGGCCGAGGAAGCGGGTTTCACGGTCTGCGATCTGATTGTAAAAATCAGGAAAGGGCCGATGGTTTCAACGAAATGGAAAACCGCGCACCACGCCCGGAAGCGTCATTGCTTCTGGATAATTTGCCGCAAAAACGATGATTGCGAGCGCAACGTATAAGCCGGAATTCAGCCGCCCGAGCGTAGCGAGGATCGGCTGGAATGACTTGTTACACGAGGACCACAACATGACCGCGAAACAGTTTGTACTGAATATAATACCGAGAGCCTTTTGTTGTCGGGCAACATGGGGTGGTTACCACATTTGGGAAGAAGGACCGGCAACGCTCCTTGCCTGGGGGAAAACCCCTGCTCTGGCATGGGACCAGTGCCGTAAAAACATTGCCGTATAACACAGTGTATTAGACAGAATTCCACCTATCGCAGGATAGATTTCATTTAGCCATGTTACCTTTGAATCCAAGATACATTCTTTCGCCGAAAAGGAAGCTGACAGGCATGGCGACAAGCTCAAAGCCCAAGACCTCCAGTTCGGGCGTGGTGGCCTT